TTGAATATAAGTGATTGAATCATTTGCAATCTTGACGCCACTTGTTGCATTGTTAACGTCAAAGGTTGAACTGATGAATCCCTTAGGATTATACATGTAGTATTCTACATAATTTCCAAAATCATATGCAAGTGCATTTGATGGGTCTGCAGTGTTTGCAGATAGCACTTGTGCTAGTCTTGGATCTTTGTTTTGTACTCTTACTTTTTTAATTTTTAGTGGGTCGATGAATCTAAGTTCTGTAATACCTGCTTTTGGATTTGCCAGGTCTACAACTTTGTGGTAATATATACGCCCATCGATATACCACGTTCTAAAAATTTCGTGTGCTCTAGTATCAAAATTGAGCAAACGAAGAATGTATTGAAATTCTTCTCTAATTTTTTTCTTAATTGATTCGCTTACTTCTAAATTTGACAACTCAATAGCAACAGGAGTATCGTCTAAACTTGAATTAATTGCTTCGTTAACAATTTCATCAATAGCAGAATCAACTTCTGGATGCATTGACATATCACGATAACGTTTGATGAGGTCAAACTCATTACGTGCAACACCGTCTATATCTACATACGAACCAAAGTAACCACCAGCTACGGTAGTTACTGCGTCGTCAGCAGAAGGAGGAACTGGAGATTGTCCTTTCAGTTCCTCCTGTTTGCTTTTAATCGAGAATCCAAAAAGTTGACTCATGGTTAAAAAATTTCACAAATGATATATGTATTTATCAAGCAATGTTTTGGTCATAATTGCCAGATGTTCCAGAAGTCCAGTACTGAAGTTGGAATTCAACTGTGAAATCTTCAATTTGGTCGTTGCTATCATAAGCAAGATCAATTTGAGAAACATTAGTTGGGAAACAACTCCATAACTTGTAACTTCTGGTGGCGGTGGGAGATGCAGCATTGGTTCTTTCTAACTGTTGAATTAGAATATCTGCAGTATACCCAGTGCCATTGCTTGGAGTATTTAATGCAGCAGTATTTGCTTCATGAGCATTGATAGACTGCATCCACTTTTCCATACCGTTGCGAATCTTGAACTCTCTATCGTTGATAAAGGTTGCTGTCCAAGTATCAAATGTTCTATCTCCTGCAACTTTTACGGTTCTGCCACGGAAAGGAACTTCGATAACACCTAACTGAGAAGCAGGAAGAGCAGCAGACTTACAAAGTAAATTTGTAAGTTCTACATCAGTTCCATTTAAGAATCCAGGTTGGGTTGTTGAAGGCCAGATGAATGTGGCTAAAAATAGATTAGGGCGTACACCGCCTTGTATGTTACTTAAAAAAGTACTTACGCTACTCGTAATTGGCATTTTTTGTTACCTCGTAATTTTTGTTATTATCAAACTGTTTGACCAGTTATTTCAGAAAACTCAACACCAGTTCTTGTAGCAACTACCGTGATAGTTACGTAGTTGATAGAACGTGTTGGTTTAACATAAATTTCAGCAACAAATTCATTTCTATCAATAACATCTGGAGTGTTATTTGTTTCGTCACAAACAACTAGGTAATCAATAACTCCTCTCTTTGCTAACACTTCTGATAAGAATGAGTTAGCAGCGTTTGAGAATCCGATTCTAGTTGAACTATCGTTGAGTTCAAATAATACATTTTTTGCTAGATTATTCATTCTCTTTTCAATCGCAAGGAACAAACGACGAACGTTAATTCGGTCAAATGCACTTGGGGTTGCGAGAGCTGTTTTATCACCGAAGAGAATAATACCTTGACCAGGGAAAGCAGAAACTGGATTAATTCTCTTAAGATATAACTTATCTCTATCTGTCTTAGTTGGAGAGTATGCTAACTTAACAGCATTCTTAATACTTCCTCTTTGAACACCAGCAGGCGAGAACCAATCTTCAGCATTTGTTGAAGTTTGTACGCATAAACCAGCTACGTCTCCGTTACAAGGAATGTAACGATATACATCATTGAAACGGTCGTAGATATATTTGTAACCGCTATCAAACACGGCGTAAGAAGTGCTGCTTCCTACAGAATCAAAGAAGGAAATGATGTCATCTCTTTGGGCACTTGCTGATGATAAAGCAACAAATGCTTTATGGGGTGATACGAAAGCAATACAATCTTTTCTGGTGTTAGCAACATCAATTGTTTTTTGTGCTTTTGTTATTTGGTCTGCTCTGTTTGAAAGACTACCGCCAGTTAGAATAAAATCAACAGTAACGGTTTCTACATCTGAAAATACATCAAATGCGGAAGTAATATCAGAAACTGTAGATGTGTAAGAATCTAGACCACCAGATAGTTGTAATGTGTTGTTGCCAGCAGCAACATTACCTGAACCAGCATAGATATAAGCTGAACGATTGTTGATTACATCTTTGTAATACCTTGAACCACCTTGAGCATCTTTAGCATTTGATAATCTAGAAACATAAAGATAGGTTTCTAGGAGGTTGTTATTGGCATCTAAAACAGCAAGGTGAAGATCGTTTGCTGTTGCTGGTGCGTTAGAAATAGTAGACCATTTTGTTGTACCAAAAATATTTTCGTTTGCGAAGGTAGCTACACTACCGTCAATCGAAACAACTTTTAATTCATTCCCCCACAAACCAGCAGTGCGAGCAGCAAACTTCCAAGAATATGAACCGTAGTTAGCATCAAAATCAGTTTTTGATTTGATAGCAGGTGCAGTAGTGCCAGAAACAAGTGGATATGCTACAGTTAAAGTAGTTGCGGGTGTTACATCAGTAAGAGTCCATCTCTGTACAGATGCTGCTGTAAGATGAGTAGCAGCAGTAGAACCAAGTGCACCACGAGTAACTACAACTTCGGGTGATTCAACTGAATTAATACGCATATACTCACTATCAACTCTGATAAAATCACCAACAGCAAGTCCAGTTGTTTGTGATAATGTGATGATAGTTTCTGTGGCATCTAATGGTTCTGCAACTGTTGTAGCAGCAAAACCAGCAGGTTGCGATAAAGATTGTTCAATTACTGTAGCACCTGAAGCATGGTTTGCTTGTGAAGTTCCTAATGCACCTCTAGTTACTGTTAATGTTTGAGCAGTTGTGTCAACTGCGGTAACTAAGAAAATTTCATTATCGACTTTTACATAATCATTAACTGCAAAAGTAGTAATGTTTGCTACGTAGAGTTTTGTTGCGTCTGATGATACTGCAGTTACTTCTGTTGCAGCATTTTTTAATCCACTATTGTCAACTCTAACAACGTTGAGTTGTCCACCGTATGAAAGGAAAGTTGAAGCTGTAAACCAATCTTCAAAATTATCTGCGTTTGGAGAACCGAATGTCTCTAAGAGTTCTTTTTCTGTAGCAATGTTAACTATTACTCCTACTGGACCCCTTTCAAAACTGCCTACTAAACCAGCAGTATTTGCTTGAGTTGCTACAATAGTTTGAGCAGTTAAATCACGCTCTCTTAGAACAATTCCAGGTGATACTTGACCTGCCATGTTTTTTACCTCTTGAAAAGTTCATTTTTTTAACTACAAATATTTATGAAAATGATTAGTTCAGGAGGGGAAACAATGCATGAACAAACTACCAATCGGGATAATCCCACTTTGCTTCTGATTTACCTTCTCGGTGATTCATGATTCTTTTTATGGTACAATCTTTACACTCATATGAATATGATGATGGTAAATATTTTTTACCTTTTCTAATAACATAAAAATCTGACATCAAATCTTTTATTTCTCTACACGACCTACATCTTCTTTCTTTAAACAATAAATGATCTAGTGAAAATTGATCTTCGATATCCATCAAAAACCTACCATATACTCTACGTCTGCATAAGGATTTCCATATCCATCTGTATACCAAACATTACCATCATCATCTACAAATTTTTCTTCGCTATCAGTGATTCCATCCGATATGAATCCAAAAGGTGCCATGTCTTGTTCAATCTGATTCTTCTGTTCTTCGTAGATTCTTTTACGAACATCATTATCAGTCATCTCCCTAAAGTAAGGTTGAACTGCCAACCACGCAAAAAGAACCAGACACATCACGAGGTCATCGTTATATCCATCATCTGCTTCAAATGATTGATTCTTTTGAATGAACGTTGTCAACTCACTGATAATTTCATAATCAGATACTAACAACTTATCATCCTCAATCAATGTCTTGAGGTTTGAGCATCCAACTTTCTTGGTCACCTTAGACATCTTCAAACCCAACTGAGATTTGGTGCCAGAGAATCCCTGACCTACAATCTGACCAGCCCTACCTCGCATAGCGCACATCAAAATATTAGGATACTCTAAGTCATAGTGGAGAATGTTTGTTACTTGCTCACCAATATCATTGACTTCTGCTAGGATGTATGCTTTATTGTAATTCTTGGCAACCTGCTCAATAATGTTAGGAAACAGAATTGGTTTGATTTCATTGTTTCGATACTTGGCAACTACCTTCCAAGGTAGAGTGGTAATATCAAATACAACAAAAGCGGAGTAATCATTGTTGGTTCCACGGGATACGTCAACGGTCATAATATAAT